TGGGGTAAGGACTGTATACTGGTAATTGACAGTCTCACGTTCATGGCAGACGCTGCGTGGCGCTTCCGCGAACCCCTGGTTCCCAAGTCGAAGGATGGTAAGTATGACGTTCGAGCAGTCTATAAGGACTCGCAGGACGCGATTGAAAGTGTTCTTGCCCTCCTCACGTCCGAGTCGTTCCGAACTAACGTTATTGTTATCTCTCATGTGCGATACGTTGATAACCCTGATGGAACCAAGAAGGGTTATCCGACAGCAGTGGGTTCGGCACTCTCACCTCAGATACCTCGATACTTTAATTCGGTCGCCCTCGCGCAAACGGTCGCCGGTCGCAGGACTATCCAAACGGCGCCGACAGCGATGATCGATCTTGCGAACCCAGCATCATTCAAGATGCTGCCAACTTTGCCAATAGAGACCGGGTTGGCAACTTTCTTTGAGACCCTCCGGTCATAGGAGTCTAATGTGAATGATGAGCGTAGAAAAAAGCTAAAGGAGGCTGTCGTCAAGATCGACGATGCCAAGCAGACGATCTCAGAGGTCAGAGATGACGAACGAGAGGCCTTTGACAATCTTCCAGAGTCAATGCAGGGCGGCGAGAAGGGAGAGAAGATTGAAGCCGCGATAGGAGCTCTTGAAGAGGCCGAAGATGCCTTGGAGAATGCTATGAGCGCAATCGACACAGCAATGGAATAGGAGGTCACGTATGGCTAACTTCGAGGAAATCCTGAAGAAGAAGTCGTCGGAGGTTAACAGGCCCCAGGCCTATCCAGTTGGCACGTATCACTGTCTGGTGGACGGTCCCTTCGAGCCAGGCAAGTCATCCCAGAAGGGCACCCCGTACTTACGGGTGCGGTTCAAAATCCTTGCCCCCTGGAAGGGCGTGGACCCTAAGGAGGCCGCGGAGCAGCAGATCGTTGGCAAGATCATCACCAACGACTACTACATCACCGATGACTCGGTTTACCGACTCTTTGATATGTGCAAAGACGCTCTGGGCATCGAGATCGGCGAGGAGGGTACTCCCACGGAGAAGCCCCTCGAGGAGGTCATCGCCGAGGCCCCTGGTAAACAGGTCTTGGTGACGCTGAAGCACGAATTGAGCCAGGATGGAAAGCGGAAGTTCCATCGGCTCGAGTCGACTGAGCACGTGTGACATAGACTCCCATGCGTGCCAGGGCTGGGGGGTCGTCCGTCAGACCTTCGGCCTCCCAGCCACCCAATAAATCGGAGTCTAACATCGGTATGATACCAAAATGGTATCATACCTATCATCTACTCAAAGGAGTCTAAGTATGAACTTTCTTCCCAAGCAGCAAAAGCACAAACCTGACCTCGACGCAATCGAACGAGAGCTTTCTCTTCCGCCCCGCGAGGCGGACGAGTTCGCACCAAAGCGTATCACCAAGGAGAATCTCCCCGACCTCGCTATAAAGGTCATCAAGACCTTCGGGGCTCTGCCCACGACCGAACTCGACGAGATGATCCATGCTATGGAGGTCGAGGTCGCGCAGATCAAGCGTGACGCCGAGCAGATCAAGAGCGACTACTACGCTCTTACCAGTGAGATGGTCTCTAACATTAAGCGACTTACGTCGGGTTGTAGCCTCGCCAAGGAGGCACTTAGCACCCTTCGTACTCAGGTTCTCGAACTCAACTCTGATCCGAAGCAGCCTGAGCCACCTCTGGTGGAAGAGTCCAAAAAGGAGGACTAAGGTCCCATGACTTCAGGTGTATTTCACATGGTCCCGCTTGGCGATATCTCCGTCAGGCGGGACGAGAGACAACGTAAGAGCCTTGAGAACATCGACGTTCTCGCGGACTCGATCAGGCGCTTGGGCCTAATCCATCCTATCGTGGCCACCCGAGACCTTGAACTCGTCGCGGGCGAGCGGCGATACAATGCCTGCAAGTCGCTGGGCTGGACCTCGGTCCCTGTGCAGTACGTGGATGAACTTGATCAGGGCAAGCTTCGTCTGATCGAACTCGAAGAGAACATCAAGCGCCAGGATATTTCCTGGCAAGACCAAGTTCGGGCCGTCTCCGAGTATCACGCGCAGCGCTTGCGCGAAGACCCAACATGGACACAGGGCAGCACGGCAGAAGCAATAGGGCTCTCCGAGCAACATACTGGTCGTATGATGCTGATCAGTGAGGAAATCGCGCGGGGCAATACCTCGATTACCGAAGCACCCAAACTTTCTACTGCTACCGGCATTGCCGAGCGCTCACGCGAGCGGCGAGACCAAGAGATCGTAAGTAGGCTCCATGAGTCCTTTACTGGCGTCAAGATGGACTCTGGTCCACCAGAGAGTATTCTTACGGGAGACTTCACCGAGTGGGTCCTTGAGACTACCGCGCCACGCTTCAATCTGATCCACTGTGACTTTCCCTACGGTATCGAGGCCGACTCCTTCCCTCAAGGCGGCGCGGTCGCCCTGGGCGGCTATATGGACACCAAGGAGACCTGGGAAAAACTGATGATGGCGCTCGAGATCGCCACGAAGAAGCTTACGGCGCCCTCGTGCCACCTCATGTTCTGGTTCGCTATGCGAAAGGCCGACGATCGGCTCTACGAGCCAACGGCAAAGGCCCTTGAGCGCATTGGCTGGGATATCAACCCTCAACCCCTAATATGGATGAAATCCGATGGAGCAGGAATTATCCCAGACCCTGAACGAGGACCAAGACAAATCTACGAGACATGTCTCCTTGGGACCAGAGGGGACCGTAAAATTGTGCGAGCTGTTGCAAACGCATATGCCTCACCGACCGTTCGTGACAGGCATATGTCGGAGAAACCAGAAGCAATGTTACGGCACTTCTTCGGGATGCTCGTTGACGAGAATAGCGTTGTTCTGGACCCCACTTGTGGAAGTGGTAGTTCGTTGCGAGCTGCAGAGTCTTTGGGTGCTAAATACGTGCTTGGACTCGAAATCAACCCCGACTTTGCTGAGTTGGCTCGGGACGCTCTCCGAAAAGCAAGAGTCCTGAGAAAGGCATCGGAGACGATCTATGAAGAATAAAATAGCCCTGGTAGGTGAAGCGTGGGGCGAGCACGAAGAACGCGAGCGGGTCCCATTCGTGGGGCCTGCCGGCTGGCAGTTGAATACTATGCTGAAGGAAGCAGGCATAGCACGTCACGAATGCTTCCTAACCAACGTTTTCAATCTTAGGCCTCGGCCATCGAACAAGATCGAGAACCTGTGTGCAACTCGCAAGGAGGTCCGTCATGCGGAGCCGCCGCTATCATCTGGCAAGTACATCCGTGATGAATTTCTCCCCGAAGTCGAGCGACTTCGTCGAGAGCTTATTGAAGTTGATCCGAACGTCATTATATGCCTCGGGGGAACCGCCTGCTGGGCAGTACTTCGTGACGGTCGAGTTTCGAAACTTCGTGGGGCAGTCGCAAATTCCACCCTCGTACCAGGAAAGAAATGCCTCCCTACCTTCCACCCCTCCTACATCCTTCAAGGAGGATACTCCGAACGATACGTCACAGTCCTCGACTTACAGAAAGCACGCCGAGAGTCTGAATACCCAGAAATCCGACGCCCGAAGCGAACCATCTACACCGAGCCAAGCCTCACCGAACTCGACTGGTTCGCTGACAAGTTTATTACAGGCGGAAAGAGACTGGCTGTTGACATCGAAACCAGAGAAGAGCGGATCACCTGCATAGGCTTCGCCCCCGCGACAGATGTCGCCTTGGTAGTACCCTTCGAGGACTTCCGCCGCCCCGGCGGACACTACTGGCCATCGGTCGAGGCCGAAGTCGCCGCGTGGGCCTGGGTTCGAAGAACGCTCGATAGTCCTTGCGAGAAGGTCTTCCAGAATGGACTGTTTGATTTGCACAGGATTTGGCGTACTTACGGCATACCAGTTCGAAACTGCGTACACGATACCATGCTACTGCACCACGCTCTCCAACCGGAGAGTCCTAAAGGACTTGCGTACCTTGGATCAATCTACACCGACGAAAGTTCTTGGAAACTTAACATCAGACTGAAGCACAAAGATACTATCAAAAAGGAAGAGTAACATGCCCCTACATTACTCCACATTCCAGTATATCAAGCCGACTGACGAGCAGATGCTTACAATGGCGAAGGCCAGAGATGAGACAGCGAAATATGCAGACTTTCTAGAGGAGAACCTGGAGTCTGGGCCTGACAAAACCTACATCATGCGTAAGCTTCGCGAGGTGGCGATGTGGGTTAATATCTGTATCACGCGCGACAGCAACGGAAAGCCCTGGGAGGAATAGCATGGCCGTTATCGCACGCCTCTTGGCAGTTGGCCTCCTCGAGGCCACTGTGGCCGAGGGTGCCGAAGAACTCGAGCACATCGAGATACCCGTCTCTGGTTCGTCCTGCATAGATATGATAGGCTATCGAGGGGATGATACCATCACCGTCAACTTTACTCGCGGGGGCACGTACACCTACTCGGGTGACAAAGCCCTCTTTCTGGCCTTCGCAGGATCTTCCTCGAAGGGCCAGTTCTTCAACGAGCACTTTCAGGTGCGCTGATGAAGGTCTACCAAACCGACACCTTGCTGCCGGGGCAACCCGGCAGTGAGACTGAGCGCCTGTGGGTCTACAACGGATTAGACTGCTGCGTGACCCTTGAGGTGCTTGAGGCCACCCTTCCACAGTTGGACAATATGACCGGGAGCACCTACGAACTCTCCCGTGCACTCCAAGCGCCTGTATTGGAGATGAACCTGCATGGAGTCTTGATAGATGAAAAAGAACGCAGACGCGCGATTGAAAGCTATAAATGTGACTCTGAAAGGCTCGAAAGAAACCTGTATCGCATCGTACAAGATGGAGTCGGATATACCGACTTCAGAAATTCTCCAAAAACTAAGGCCTGGCGATCAAACGCCCATGTCGCTAGCTTACTATATGATAAACTTAGGCTACCAGAAATTAGAAAGCGAAATGAACGCGGAGAACTTGCCAGAACAGTTAACCGAGACGCACTTGAACGACTACAAATTCACTTTATCGCTCAACCAATTATTAGCCATATCCTTGTTCTACGAGACTTTGGCAAAAAGATTGGAGTCCTTGAAACAAAAGTTGACGCCGATGGGCGACTGCGTACTTCGTATAACATCGCGGGAACTACAACAGGTAGATTCTCTTCTAGCTTTAATGACTTTGGATCTGGCGGCAATCTCCAGAACGTTGAAGAAGACTTCGGCGGATCGTAGTACCCGATCCGGGCATGAAGTTCGCCAACATCGACCTCGAACAGGCTGATAGCCGTAACATAGGAGCTTTGTGTTACAATGTTCTTCGAGATGGAAAGTATCTTGACGCCTGTGAGTCCGGGGATCTACATACTGCGGTTGCCAGAATGTCCAAACCCGACTTGCCGTGGAGCGGAGATAAACAGCGCGATCGACAGGTCGCAGACCAACCTTACTATCGCCATTACAGTCTCCGCCACGTGTGCAAGGTGCTCGGGCACGGTACTAACTATCTTGGGTCACCTTACGAAATGGCTAAACACACAAAGATCGAACAAGGCGTCATTAAAGAGTTCCAAGCCCTCTACTTCAACACCTTCCCAGCGATCCCCCGGCTCCACTCGTGGGTCGAAAAAGAAATCCAAGAAAAAGGCTACCTCATCACGCCGTTCGGGCGCAAGCGCTGGTTCTTCGGGCGGCGCGAAGACCGGGACACGCTCAAGCAAGCGGTAGCCCATTTGGGCCAGTCAATGACTGCCGACGAGATGAACCACGGGATGCTGGCACTTTGGCGCTTGAACATCGTTCAAATTCTGTTACAAGTACACGACTCAATACTGGTTCAATATCCTGAGGAGAAAGAGGATGAAATCATCCCACAGGTACTCGCCGCAATGCGAGTGCCCCTCGAACTCGAGGGAGGTCGGCAGTTCATCGTGCCCCTAGAAGTCCAGGTAGGGTGGAACTGGAGTAAGGCGTCAGCGGACAATCCAAACGGACTCTCAAAGTGGCCAGATGATCGCCGTAATCAGGAGACTCAGTAGCTGGATAGACTCGTACTTAGAGTATACAGAAATCGTGCCCTCTCCCTCGTTGTTCAGGAAGTGGACAGCGATCTTCTATATCGCAGCTGCGATGGAGCGCAAGATATGGGTGCGGACTATGGGCTCGTCCCTGTTTCCGGGCCTATACACCATCTTGGTTGGTCCACCCGGCATTGGGAAGGGCCAGGCCATCTACCCAGGCGAGGCTATCTTGCGCGAGGTACCAGATATTCACATTGGCCCCTCGGATATGACCGCTGCAAGTCTCATCGACTCGCTAAACGAGTCGATCCGAAGGATCGTCCTTCTCGGCGACCCGCCCTACGTCGAGTTTAACTCGCTCACTGTGATCTCTCGAGAACTTGGTGTTCTCATCCCTGGCTGGGACGCAGCCCTGATGAACAACCTAACGGATATCTACGATGGCTATACAGTGGATCAAAAGAGACGAGGAAAAGACCTCAGAATTAAAATACTGTGTCCGCAAATTAACCTTCTGGGAGCGTGTACTCCTTCATACCTTAACGAAGTTATGCCGTCGGGGGCTTGGGACCAAGGATTTATATCTCGAACTATACTTATCTACTCGGGCGATCGAGTCAATCGAGACCCTTTTGCTGGAGATGCGCAGCTGGCCGTCACTGGACGGCTCCACAACGACCTGCTGCACGATCTCAAGAGCATCGCTCAGGAATACGGACAGATGTCCTTCACCACTCCAGCCGCCGCAGCAATCAAAGCCTGGGTCAAAGCCGGAGGTCCACCAGAACCTCAACACGCCAAGCTCCAATACTACAATTCCCGAAGGACGGCACATCTTCTAAAGCTGTGCATGGTCTCGAGTATGTCGCACGCGGGTGACAAGATCATCGGCATTGAGCACTACGCTGAGGCGCTGAACTGGCTTATCGAGGCCGAGACCTACATGCCAGACATCTTCAAGTCAATGACCTCTGGTGGAGACTCG